GACTTCATCAAAAGGTGGTGGGCTGCAAAGGTGTATACCCCTGACGGTATGGTAATGATAGGGTCACTCCGTGAGGCACTGAAGAAGCCACTGATTGAGGCAGAGGTGCGCTACCCATACAAGGGACTGGATGACATGACGTTCGGTGTCAGACCTACTGAGCTAGTGACAATCTGTTCTGGGTCTGGCTTAGGTAAGTCAACCTTCATGCGTGAGTTAGTGTTCTCTATCGCATCACAAACTAATGAGAGGATAGGTCTAGCTTTTCTTGAGGAGACACCAGACCGTACTGCCCGTGGACTAGTGGGTCTACAGATCAACAAACCAATACACCTACCCGGATGTGATTACTCCCCAGATGAGGTAGAGTACGTATTCAATGCGTTGGATCTGGATGATCGTGTTGTGTTGTGGGATTCGTTTGGCTCTAATCAGATCGAGAATGTGCTGGCTAGGTTCCGCTATCAAGTCAAGGTACTAGGTGTTAGGTACATCATCCTCGACCACATATCCATTCTGGTATCAGATCAAGCCAATGGCGATGAACGTAAGGCCCTTGATGAGATCATGACTAAGCTACGTATGTTCTGTCAGGAGATGGAGATATGTATGTTTGTTGTTAGTCACCTACGCAGACCAGAAGGAAAAGGGCATGAGGATGGAGCAGTTACTAGTCTGGGTCAGCTTCGTGGCAGTGCTTCAATTGCTCAGTTGTCTGATATTGTTCTTGGACTAGAGCGTAATGCACAAGCAGAAGATAAGATGGTACGTAACACAACCAGCATCAGGGTACTGAAGAACAGGTTCAGTGGTATGACTGGACCAGCGTGTTCGTTACTGTATAATAAAGACACTGGCAGACTGACGGAGATGATGGAGTGAGATGTATTGCATGCAACAAGTTACTTAACGAGTTCGAGATGACGCGCAAGTTCACTGACTCAAAAGAGTTTGTTGACTTATGCGGTACTTGTAGTAAATTCTTAATTGAAGATGACGTTACCATCGAAGGTAACTTAGACTACGCACATTTATCAGACATAGAGGAGTCGTATGATGTCGAAGATGGGGAACTGGATAGTTACACAGGAACAGAATATGGAGATGAAGACCAATGGTAGAGAACTTACAGAGAGAGAAGACTTGGACATTGCCTACTACGAATATAGTGTTCTTGGATATAGAAACGGATGGTCTCCAGCCATCGGTAATACACTGTGTTGTAACCAAGAGGCCAAACGAGGATCACTGTCTCCATACCTGTAGGCAGTCACTGTTCGAGGAACTAGCTAGGGGTGGTCACGTATGTGGTCACAACTACATAGGCTTTGACGGACCTGTACTAAAAAAGCTATGGGACATTGAGATACATCCTGAGCGTGTTGTTGATACGTTGGTTATGTCTAGGCTGTTCCATCCTGATGTACAGGGAGGTCACAGTCTCGCTACGTGGGGAGAGAAGCTACGTCTACCCAAGGGTGATCACGATGATTGGTCTCAGTTGTCTGAAGAGATGATCAAGTACTGTATGCGTGACGTGTCAGTGACTGAGAAGCTGTATGAGATGCTGTGTCTACAACTACAGATGTTTGACTTCTCTGACACCAGTGTTTACCTTGAACATGCTGTCGCACATATATGCAAGGATCAAGAAGACAATGGCTTTGCGTTCAATGCTTCTGATGCAAAGCAATTAGAACGACAGTTAGAGACTAAGATGCTGGGTATCGAGGCGGCGTTGCAGAATATATTCCCACCCATAGCTGAAGAGCAGAGGTATCACAAGACATCAGGTAAGCCATTGCCTGTGAGGTACACTCACTTCAACGTAGGGTCTAGGCAACAGATAGCTGAAAGGCTAGAGAAGAAGGGTGCAGTATGGAAAGAGAAGACACCATCAGGTAAACCAAAGGTGGATGAGTCTACTCTCAAGAAGAACCTACACGTACCTGAAGCAAAGACGGTGCTTGAGTATCTGCTGTTGCAGAAGAGACATTCTCAAGTACTGTCGTGGATCAAGGCAGAAAATAAAGGAAGGATATATGGAAGGGTCAAACACATCGGGGCTGTTACAGGACGCATGGCGCATTCTAGTCCTAATCTGGCGCAAGTTCCTGCTGTTTATGCAGAGTACGGTAGCGATTGCCGCAAGCTTTTTATTGTTCCTCCTGACCGTGTTCTCGTTGGGGCTGACGCATCTGGTTTGGAACTTAGGATGCTGGCTCACTACATGGATAGCGAGGGCTACACGAAAGAAATCTTAGAAGGAGATATACACACAGCTAATCAACAAGCGGCTGGACTAAAGACTAGGGCGCAAGCTAAGACATTCATCTATGCATTCCTGTACGGCGCTGGAAATGCAAAGATAGGATCTGTTGTAGGTGGGAGTGCACAGCTTGGTGCCAGACTAAAAGAAACATTCTTAAGAAACGTCCCTTCTCTTGCACGACTGAGGGAGGACGTAACAACGCAAGCAGACTCTGGGTTTCTTGACGGCCTAGATGGTAGACGACTACGTGTTCGTTCTGCTCATGCTGCGTTGAATACATTACTGCAAGGAGCCGGTGCTATCGTAATGAAACAGGCAGTGATACACCTGTATGAATTACTTGAGCATGTAGACTTCAAGCTAGTAGCACAAGTCCACGATGAGTGGCAAATAGAGTGTCATCCTGAAGACGCTGAGTACGTAGGTAAGTCTGCGGTAAAGGCTATCATTCAGGCTGGCGAAACCTTCAACCTTAACTGCCCACTAGATGGTGAGTATCGTATTGGTAGTAATTGGGCCGAAACGCATTAGCACAATCTGCAAAAGTGTGGTATAATATTACTTGTAAAATTAATCCAGATTAATTAATAGGAGATCCTATGAGCGAAGCAAACATCAACATTAAATGCCAACTGTTCTGGCCTAACCTTACCCACAAGAATGAGTTAGCTAACAAGTACACAGTGGACTTAGCTCTATTGTCAGACGAGGCAGTGACAGCACTCGAAGACATGGGTGTCAACGTAAACAACAAGGGTGACGACCGTGGTTACTACATCACCTGTAAGTCAAAGAACAAGTATCGCGCGTTCAAGCCTGACGGTAGCGAGTTACTAATCAAGGGACGTACACCTACTAGTGAAGACGACGATCCTGAGATGGGTGTTGTCGTTGCTAACGGGTCAGAAGCTAAGTGCCTTGTTACTTACTACGACTGGGAGTACATGAAGAAGAAGGGTCGTTCACCTTCACTGCGACGTATGGTTATCTCTAACGTCGTAGAGTACGCACCTGACTTCGATCTAGAGGAAGCCGTGTGATACTCATCGACGGTGACATGCTTGTCTATCGTGTTGGCTTTGCCTGTGACGATGAGCCAGAGAGAATAGCAATCCAGACTATGGCTAACTATATCTCTGAGCTTATCTCTGATCTGTCTGAGCATTACGATAATCACAAGCTGTTCCTTACCGGAAGCAGTAACTTCAGAAATGAGGTTGCTGTTTCTCAACCCTATAAAGGTAGCCGTCCCGTACGCAAACCCGTACACAAGAACGCACTCCGTGAGTACATGCTCGATGCATGGAAAGCGGACCTCTCTGTTAACATGGAAGCCGACGACTGCATAGCTATCAAGTCTACTGAGTTAGAACATCAATCTATTATCTGTTCTCTCGACAAAGACTTTTTGCAGATACCCACAAAGATATACGACTACACCAAGAAGATCATGAAGGAAGTTGATGAGCGCTCTGCTACAGAGTGGCTGTATCGTCAAGCCTTGATGGGCGACAGGGTAGACAACATCGCTGGGGTACACGGTATAGGTCCAAAGAAAGCAGAGAAAGCGCTACAGGACTGGACAACAGAGAGGGAACTGTATGAGCGATGTCTTAAGCTATACGAGGACAATGAACTCGACGCTGACAGACTCTATGAAAGCCTTCAGCTTCTTTACCTTCTTAGATCTGCTGACGACAAGTATAGGATTCCTGATGAAGTTTGATAGTAATCTAGAGAAGAAGTTATATGCAGAGATGAAGAGTTGTACATATCATCCTGCTGAGAGGATCAGCTACATCATACCTAAGATGTACGAACCTGACTTCTGTTACAACAACGCAGGATGGATGACTTACATCGAAGCGAAAGGCAGATTCAGAACTAGAGAGGAGGCACGTAAGTACGTAGAGGTACGTAAGGCACTAGGTAAATATGAAGATCTTGTATTTATATTTCAGAATCCTAACACACCGATGCCGGGATCAAGACGACGTAAAGACGGTACTCGTTATCGTATGAGAGACTGGGCAGACAAGAACGGGTTTGATTGGTACACACCAAGCACATTACCCAAGGAGTGGCTATGACTAGGCATCTAGTAATACCAGACACGCAAGTAAAACCTGACAGTAACTTCGATCACATGTACTGGGCAGGACGCTATGCGGCGGCGACTAAACCTGACGTTATCATTCATCTGGGGGATCACTGGGACATGCCAAGTCTCAGTAGCTATGACGTAGGTAAGAAGTCGTTCGAGGGTAGGCGTTATGTCAACGACATCGAGGCAGGCAACGAAGCAATGGCTAGGTTCCTAGAACCAATAGAGGCAGAGCGTAAGCGTCTACGTCAAGGCAAGCGACGGCTGTGGAAACCTCGCATGGTATTCCTACTAGGCAACCACGAGCATAGGATAGAACGTGCTATTGAATCAGACTCTAAGTTAGAAGGTCTTATGTCGTACAAGGACTTTCACTTAGGTAGCTGGGAAGTTGTCCCGTTTCTACAGCCCATCATCATTGACGGAGTAGCGTACTGTCACTACTTCACTAGTGGCGTTATGGGTCGTCCTGTTTCTTCTGCAAAGTTAATGCTACAGAAGAAGTTTATGTCATGTATAATGGGACATGTCCAAGATAGAGACATAGCTTATGCAAGAAAAGCAGATGGAAATAGTATCACTGGTTTGTTTGCTGGCATTTTTTATACTCATTCTGAAGATTATCTAAACCCTCAAACGAATGGTAGCTGGTCAGGTATATGGATGCTCAATGAAGTAGACAATGGATCGTTCGACGAGCTGCCTATTAGTATTAACTATCTCAGGAGAAAGTATGGATGACGTTCGACGAGTTGTTAGAACACGTTGCCGAACATTACGATGAGGTAACAATTATGGAGGCACTTGAAATTACAGCAGAAGATCTAGTAGAAAAGTTTGCTGACAGAGTGCTAGAGAAAGTCTATAAGTTTAAGGAGATGGAATGAGTATTGACAACATAACTCCTGCTGAATGGGATAAGCTTAGGGAAGTACCTGATCCTGTGACTAAGCCCGACCACTACAACAAAGGTGCTATCGAAGCTATAGAAGCAATCAAGGCGTCAATGCCTGACAATGAGTTCAACGGTTATCTTAAAGGCAATGCTCTTAAATACCTCTGGCGTTATGACTACAAAGGT